TTGGTAGATCAAGAATTTACCGTATATCCGCGAAATGGAGTCTACTACGTCCAATTCCGGGACCCGGTCACAGGAATACGCGGCGAGCAGCGATCCACGCGAAAAAAGACCTTGAGCGAAGCCTATGCCGTTATTGCTGACTGGAAGCGAAACGGAATCTGCCAGACACCGGACCAGGCTCCTAATACCTTGCAAGAAGAGATGGCGATTAGCTCATTCTTGAACATTGTTCGCAATAAGAAGCTGAAAGCTGAAAACCTCGAACGAATCATTAGTACCCTCAAAGAAACCAAGTACATTGAAGCAGCCCTGGTTACGAATTCAGATGCAACTGCAAGATTGATTGAATACCAGAAAGCATTCTGGGACTTTGATAAATCATCTTATATCCGCGAAAAGCTACTCCACGGCCAAAGGATTGGCCGCTACCATACCCTCGATTGCCAACACCGTATCAAGTATTGGGAAGAGTTCTTCGGCAAGGAAATAAAGCTCGGTGAAGTGACGCGAAAGCATATCCGGGATTTTTCTCTATGGCTTGCTGAAAAGCAGGTAGGTGGGGTTCGTGGAAAGAAGCAGGATACAGCTGCGAAGAAGCGGCAGATTTCTCCGGCGACAATAAATGGAATAATGAATGCAGGGTGTTTGCCTCTTAAATGGGCATATATGCACGATGAAATTCCAGTTGATCCGACTAAAGGACTCATGCGGTTTTCTGGTGAAGCGAGAAAGCGGGGAATCCTAACGGAATCAGAGGCGAAGAAGGTCTTTGAAACCGAATGGAAAGATGAAAGGGCAAAGCTAGCTTCAAAACTTTCCATGACTTCCGGGCTGAGGTCAGGGGAAGTTCTAGCCTTGCGTCGGGAAGACATTGGAGAAGACCGAATATTCGTCCGTCATTCATGGTCGGTGGAAGATGGACTTAAAGGAACAAAGACATCAAAAGAACGAATCGCTCCTCTTATCCCGTCAATTCGGAAAGAATTGATAGCTTTGGTTGATTCTAACCCTCATGGTCCTAACGGATTTATTTTCTATGGACTTCTGCCCGATAAACCGATCGTCGGGAAGGTTCTTCTGGACGGTTTACACGATGCACTTAATAAGATCGGGATCAAGGAGAAAGAAATAAAAGAACGAGGGCTGTGTTTTCACTCTTGGAGGCATTACTTTACTGCCCAGCTTGCGGCAAAGCTCGATGCCAGAATTGTTCAGCATGCAACAGGTCATGCTACCACTGAAATGCTGGAACACTATGCAAATCATGAGCTTGAAGGACAGTTAAGGACTTTGAACAAAGCAGCTGATGAGGCGTTCGGGAATATTGTAGGGTTTAGGAGCAAATCTGCTTAATTGCAGTGAGATTATGTATCTAACCTTCATCCCCGCATGAAGTGAAAAACACATAAGCGTCCTTAGCATGTTCGAAAACAGCAAGACTTGTAGAGCATAGAAAAAGCTCATCGCTCTTTGGGATAAAGAGGACCACCGTGTATTTCTCCTTCTCTGTCAGATAGGACGTGTTGAAATTATAGATGCTCCTCCTTGAAGGCTTTTCTTTTTCTGTAAAAACCTCAAAATAAATGACTGGCTCGTTTATCTTCTCTTCAAGCTTCTTCCGAAGGTATTCCGGGGTTGGCTTACGATTATTACCCATTAGTCATCCTCGTCTAAGAAAGAAGTGTCTGGAAGTATCTCAAAATCATCTTCATCTTTAGGCTTGTCCTTCTTTTCAAGGCGATCCAGGAGCATGGAGAAGTTTTCCTGACGCTCTAAGTAATCGAGCATCCAACTAGAAAAATAGTCCCGAATTTTTTCTGCTTGAACCATATCTTTAAAAAGGTAATCTCCAAGAACATGGGCAGGATACTGAACATATCGATCACGATTTTTTTTAATGTATTCCTGAATATACGAGTCTTTGAACATATACGAGTATTCTTTAATGAACTTCCAAAGAATCTGTTCCAACTCCATCTGTACGATCATGCGTTTTCCCCTTTATTCCGGTTTCTACAATTCACCTCCGCTCAACGTACTCATAGCCTTTTTAAGCTCTGGGAAGTAGGGAGGGAATTTGTTACTGCCGAGCTTTTTTATTACTCTTCGACCTTGGTATTTGATTTCGATACTCCACTGTGTTCCGTCAAGGATGTCCTTATTGATCTTTGAACGTGGCCATTCGCAGATGTAGAGCTTATTTATGATTCCATGAAGGTAGATTATTTCTTCTTCCGTCAGGATCTTTTTCGTTTCGATAGGCGCATTTTCGGAACCGCTCTTTTTTTCAAGCGGCAATAAATGACGATAGGCTAGGGTATATGAACCTGATTCCAGCAAAATATCTATAAAATGATTGTCGTCAAGAAAGCTGCCGATGAAGAAAAATACTTTTTCTATTTTCTCAAAAATCGCGATGTACTTCCCAAAAGATTTATGGCAATCTTTACAATACCTACTCGGATTATCTTCATCGATTATGCAACCACCGAGTCTTATTTTGCCTAACTTCTCATCTAAGAACGCTTCATAGGTCGGCATACCATACTGGATAGGTATCGTATGCCGTTTGCCGCAAAAGGGGCATTTTATTGAGGGCATTCTTCTCCTATCCCTTCATTATTGACCCACCCTAAAGACAGAAGAATACCGGATTTGTCTTTATACTCAGTAAAACAATTCATTGCTGGTTTATACCCAAGCATTTTTGCAAATGCTTCATAGTCAGGATACGAATCATTATTCATGCTGAACGTATGAACCATCATAATCGCTTTTTTTACACAGTACTTTTGTGCTGTTAGAATCGCTGATACTGTCCTGTGAAAAAGCTGATAACGAAGTTCATCTATATTCGATTGGGGTAAATCTAGAGTTGTGGCAAGATAGTCTAGCCTTGATCGTTTTCCCTCGCTGAACCCTTCTTTTACCTTCCATTCAGCAACAGTTGGACCAAATGGTTCCCGATGTTTCCCTTCAACCATGATGACGACTAATTCATTGCCAATTTTGGCTAATACAAAGAGATCATTCTGTGATGCTCTAATTCCTCCGGGGATATCAACTTTATACTCAGGTATACCCTGGATTAACTGGATTTCCTTGTCCTCAGCTATTTTGCTACTTGCCAAGGCATTCCTGACAATTTTAGGAAAATCCAATGCGTTCTGCCATGCTTCAGCTAATTCTTTAGCTGAATAGCCATCTTTCCATTGCTTTTCTGGTTGAGCTAATAACCGCTTCCAGTCTTCCGGTTTCTGAGTAGGTATATAAAACATGGTTCTCCCTTAATAAAGACCGATTGCTTTTCCAATCAGAATAGCAATTGGTTGATTGTTGCGATCCCATGTATTCGAACTTGAAGCACCAAATAAGGGTTTCAATTGGGTAGCAGTAACTTCCCATGAATTCGAAGAAGATGCTCCATACAATGGTTTAATCCTTTTTCCGTCGAATTCCCATGTATTCGAAGAATTCGCCCCGATACAAGGCTTGAATCGCTTACCATCAAATTCCCAGGAATTAGAAGAGCTGGCTCCAACTCGTGGTTTTAACTTTCGACCATCCCATTGCCAATCTCTAGGCAACTCGACTTTATTGGACATCTGAAGCCTCCTGAAAGACTTTATTATACCAGTATCTTTATATTCCTATCATCATCAGTACAGTATTTCCATTTTATCGGGCTAGCGCATTCCTCTCTCGTTCCGATTATGAAAAGGTATCGAGTGTTTATATTTTCTGCCCAGTGACTTGAAATTTCCGCAATCATTGAGAAGGCTTTATTCAATTTTTTATCCAAAAAAGTGGTTCGGGCAGTCGTGCTTTTATCATTTTCCGCCCAGTCATAGAGGATAAGTACTTTTAGTGGGCATCTCCAATGTGCCAATTTCCAGATTTCTTCCTCGATATTTTCATCAAGTTCATGTTCCACAATAGTATATATCGACGATGGGTATCCCCAGCTACCTTCTCTTATTATTTCGCTTCCCCCAATAAAGAGGCCATCGACTGTATACCATTCCCGTGTATAAACCATGTTTGGATCTATTTTATGAAAGCTTGAAGTCATTTGACTTAATAAACCGCTTTCCTTGCTAAGAATATATTCTGTCCACTGCTTTCGTAGATTTATCTCCCAAGGGTTACGGTTTGAAAGGGAATTAGCTTTATTTTGTTCTCGTTGCCAAATATCAGAAAAAGCTTTTAAGAAACTCTCTACAGATAGCGTCATTTTATTATCCTTTTTATATTTTATCCGGTTAGATAAAACTAAGCATAGTCTAGGCACAACATATTAAGGCTGTCAATTAAAAACAGTACCATCGCATGCCATCAAGTAAAGCGATTGCTATACCTATGAACATGCTTAAAATAGATAAAGTTTTCCAAATCATGAGTTTGCCTTCCGATATCCTACTCTTCTTGATAGCCTGAGCCATATTCCTGTCTAAGCTGGTCAAATATTCCTCGAAGGACTCGAACCGCAGCGAGAGCGCGTTCACGCTCTGATGCAATTCTTGCGATTTCTGGTAAATTCCGTCCAAGCTCTTCGACAAGTTCTCCACTGGCTCGCCTTGCGCTATCAAGCTCTCTTCGATAATCGTCAGCGATTCGTCGGCTTTCTGCCAAAGCATCGAGAGTGGTTGCGAAGGCGGCACGTTGATTGCTGAGCGTTGATCTATAAAAGCATATGACCGCGCCTCCCCCCAACACGATGCCAAGGAGGCAAGCAAGAGCATACCAACGGATACTACCTTTCGACACATTCTTGCCTCTCATCAAGTTCAGGGCGATAGAACCGCCCTTTAACCGCATTGTCGGCCACATTCCCGCTGATATAGCCCACAGTGGCAAAACTGATCGCATAGACGATTGGACCGCCCACTACTTCGAGAATCGACGGTGCGATGGCAAGCGTAATGAGGTAGAGTCCGGTGAGAACTACTATACCCGTTCTCCAGGAATCGCCCTTCTTGACTGATTTCATGACGCCCTCTCCTCGAAGTGCGGACAATCATGACGGCCTTTCCACCGTGAACCGGGTTCTATCCTGTGCCTTACCGCAATCTCGGCCATGATCTCCCATCCAGGCCAGGCAGGAGGAGCCCACCAGAAATTCTTGCCATCCAGGGAAGGGGCGACATCAATAGCCAATCCCTCCAAGTGCTTGCTTTTCATTATCCAGGTAATCGGAGTAAGAGCTTCCTTATCTCCAATCGCATACAGGCCAGCACGGCGGTACATAGTTTTCACGAAATCGATAGCCATGATGTAGTATTCAGTCGCGGCATACTTCGCCATAAGCCGAGAAGCGTAGGCAAGCTGCACATCGATGTCTCTCAGGGTTTCCACAATGAGGCAACAGGCTACTCCCAGATCCTTCAGCCGAGGATCGGTATTGAGTGCATCGAGGAAGGCATAAACCTTCGAGCGAAAAGGCTCCTTCAAGTCAGCAAGCGATCGGCTCATGTACACTCCCTGTCTAGTTTTTTCTGGATGTCCTTAAGTGCGGCGAGGATATGTTTTATATCCGTCTTGATTTCGGCAGTGTCCACCTTCCCTGACTGAACCTCATGGTCTATCGCATCAAGCCGTGCTTTTGCTGAGGCAAGGTCAGCCGTTAGTTGCTCATGTTCTCTCTTGTGTACGCCTTCTTTCACAGACGCCTCCCGCTTCTGCGACTTAAACTGTGAGTATGCAAAGAATACGCCTAGCAATGCGGCGGCACTCACAAGGTTTTGTAGGGTTATCGTCATATACTCTTTTTTTGGAATAGACTACGTATATATTTTTTTGCTTCCAGCTTTCCGACCATGTACGACAATGCCTTTTCGTCATTGTCACCGATGTAGTGCAGGTACTTTTGGCTCATTTCATCGGCGGTTAACGTTTCCAGAAATGGCTGGATCATATCTAGTTCACCGGATTCCACGTCGCCAAGGAGCTTGTATCGAAGGTTCTGATACAGAAAAGCTTTCTGCTCATCGGTAGTAGTAAGCGGGGAAAAGTCGTCAGCCTTTAATTGCTCCCATAGTTCCTGCGTTGTGGGTGCTTGTGGAATAGGCCATTGTGGAAGTTCCATTTCGGGATGCTTTGTGCCATAAGCCTTTACTTCGTCGAGGTTGCAGTTATTGTAAGCGTCGATATCTTTGGATACGACATTATACCCGCTATATGGTTTTTCCTTGTTGATAAGGACTGTGTAATTGTCCTCGGAATTTCTAATGAAATACCCGAAATTGAACATATTTTCCATTCTCCACTTATGCCGTTCTGCGGTAGAGGACGATGCCGGAGAGTATGCCGGAACCTCCCTTGTTAAAGGTTGCAATTCCGGTTCCACCCGAGGTTCCCCGGCCAGAATAAGACCAGCCAGCCGTTGCTGTGGCGCTGCTATAGTATGTACCACCATAAGTCACCACCCAATCCCAAGTACCACCACCAGGGAGCGTGATCGAATAGGCCGTGTTTGCCGTGGATGCAGCAAAGACCTGGATCGCAAGTACTCCTATTGGAGTGCTATCTAGAGTGAAACTCGTGTTGGCCGGGACGGTTGTGGAGAAATTTACATCTGCGCCAGTCGCAATTCCGGCAAAGCTTGGTGCTGAAACCGTTCCAGAGAAAACACCGTTGTGGAAAGGAAAACCAGAAATACCGAGATTCGCATTTCCACCAGATACCTGTGGGTAAATGTCGAAGTCGCCACCGTACAGATGCCGGAAGCGTATAAGACTGAGAGAGCCGCCTCGAAGCAGGGATTCAATTGCAAAGATATTGTTGTCGCCAATCGACTGACCAAACATCCGGAGAGAATCTGATCCCTTGTCACCGAAAATGCCCCAATACGTTCCAGCAACAGAAGGATTAGACCAATGTGAAACACGCCGTGAAGCATCGTAACTGTTTCCCGCAGGCGAGAATCTCGTTTCTATCTGAACGCTTTTTCCACCAGCATGATAAATTGAAGTCAGGGAGTCTCCAACAGAAGGCGTAGCCAAAGCGCTTGCCTGATTTCCAATTACTATGCCATCTCCAAAAACCGCATCATCGGATTTTATAGCTATATTCCCGGGAGCATTCTTTATCGTTGCGCCCTGAATTGTCCCGGTGGCATGGATGTTCTGAGCGAAGAGATCAGTCACATCGATCTTTGCTGCCGTGACAGCATTCGCTGCCAGCTTCGGAGTCGAGATTGCTCCATCTTGAATTTGAGTGGAAGTGATGGGTGTTTGATCCCAGGTCCCTTGAGGTCCTTGCTCTCCTTGCTTCACCTTTCCGACATGGAACCGCTTCATAAGATCAGCGTATCCAGCTCGCTTCGCCGTAAAGTCTACATAGCCTGAATCAGCGGTCATCGTTGTGACGGTGTAGGTCTTCTCGGCAAGCGATCCCGAAAGTCCTGAAACGGCTACCGTTACGGTCCATTTTGCAGAATCATCAACGCCTGAAAGAAGAATGCTTAAGGTGGAGACAGCTCCGGAAAAGCTCGTGACATTTCCTGCGGCATCGGCAGGGAGGGAACACCTATCCAGTGAGAGAGAGGCAATAGGTGAGTCATTCGCGTCAAAAAGCGTTTCTTTACCGGAGCCTACCACACCCATTCAATATCCTTAGTAATTCGGGTTGTTGGCATCGACATAGACGACGCCCATTCCGTCGATGTCATCCCCGGTGACAGCGAGTGCTGCGGTTCCGGCTGTGCTTTTCTCCCCAGCAGTCGCGCCTGTTCCTACATACATCCAGAGCTTGCCTCCGACGTACTGCGAGGTGGTTGGATAGTTTGTCGAGAAACCGTTGATCGCCGCCCGTATGACTACTGATGTCGTTGTAGATCCTGAGCCTACTTCGAAAGATTCGATGGAAAGCCCGTCTGCGCTGATGACCCGCACGACATCCCCGGCGATGGGAGCAGAAGCAAGTGCGGCAATCGTGAAGGCCGCAGTAGAGCCTGTTGTATGCGCAGAAATGGCTTTCGCTGCCGAGGTCTTCGCCGTATCGATAAAGCCGGAGCGCTTGCCGTTCTTGTCATACAGCCGCCATTGATACGTGTATGCGGAGGTGTCGGCTACCTTTGTGCCGCCATACCATACCTCGGGTGTGAGGTTCTTTGTCCCTGTGCCATTCTGGAAGACCTGTCCGTTCGAAGCGTTGATTTTCACGTCGTAGGGGTCGGAAACGTCATAGACCTGGAAATACGCAGTGTAGGTATTCCCGTCGTTGTCCTTCGCCTGGATCATGTAAAGGCCGATGTCTGCTATGGCATCCTCGCGGATCACAATCGATTTGACATCTGCCCATGCTCCATCGGCAGGGTTTCCTGCGGCTCCTCCTGCTGTCGTCTTGAAGCTGTACTTGCTTGCAAGGACATCGGCATGATTCGCGTCAAGCTGATTTGCGGCGGCAAAGGGAGTAACAAACCATTTATAGGTGACGCCCGTATTGTCTACGCCAGCGGCACGCATGAGATCGGCGGTTACGGTCGCATTGTTCTTGGCTCCTGCGGAGGCATTCTCGATGACAAGCTGACCGTTTACTTGAATGAAGACAGCATTCGAGCCTGACTTCACGCAGGAAAGCGAGATCGAGGAATTGACGTGCGTCACAAGACCCGTTACAGGATCGGTATAGTCGCCTTCGAAATATATCTGGTAGATCGGATTTGCTGGATCAATGTTCGTCGCCTTGTTGATCGTCACGACATTCGTTCCGAGGTCGGAAGCGCCGATAGATGTTCCCCATTTTCGATTCGAGAGGGTTCCTGCGACATTCACGCCGTTGACATAGACATAGGCGGTAAGAACATTCGCCGTCGAGGTGTAATCAGGGACGTAAGAGGTCTGAGACTCATCCTTCGTGTAGACCTGGCTCAACCCCTTCGATGCCGAGAGAAACGCGGTGACAGGAGCCGCGTCATTGTGATCGTACAGGGTAAATTGACTCGTTGATACAACGCCCATTCGTTCTCCTTATTCCAAGATTTCGAGCGTATATGTCGCTCGTGCATAGATACTGTCGGTTGTGACCTCCACAGCTCGGTACCCTGATGCGTGGTTATAATTCCAGGAGGCATCATCTGAAGGGGGGCTCTGTGGAATTACCGAACGCCGCTTCCAGGTGAACGCGGAATCAGGCAGGGTGTCGGTGATTTCCTGGCCATTTTTGAATACCCGTGCGGAAAGCGTTGTGGACACCGATTGTCCTGGTCTGAACTTGTCGCCATTTGTTGACTGGATATCCGAGATAAGGTTTGGCTTTAAGTACCATATCCAATCGGTTTCAAGGCCTTCGCCTTCTATCCTTGTGATCGTTGCACGAAAGAGAGCTCCATCCGTGACCCAGAAATCATTGGCGCTGTAGGGACCCAACGGGCGGTCCCCATAGAAGAAGCGGCTCACTGTATCTGTGGTTGGATACTCAACACCGTCTTCCTGGTACATTTTCCCGCGAAGCTTTAAGGTTGCTTCGCTTTCATCCCACTGTGCTCCTGAAAAGCCTGAATCGTAGCGGCCAATGATGATATCGCCTTCGTTCTGGCCGTCCACGAGGACTTTCAAGACATCCTTGTAGGAGGACGACAGGCTGTCCCACCGTCGTACCCGTAGTGCATGCTTCCCGTCAGGAAATATCTCAAGCTTCGATCGCTCACCATCGGAGGTTGCATAACGACCGCCCATTGAATCAAGCTTACCCACAGGATCGTAGCCTTTCTCAAAGGTGGTGGACGCTCCAATGTAAAGAGGATCGCGAGCCACAACACGCATGAGGATTCCTGCATCGTTTGTCTGCAAGCCACCCAAATGCCGCGCACCTGTGACGGGGTTCTTGTAGTAGTACTGTCCCGGCTCTATGACAGGGGCTACGCGCTCCACAGTGAGCTTTCCTGAAATGCTCACATAGACGAAGTATCCCGATGAGGCTTTGCGTGTTACTTCCCAGAAGTCGCTTGTGATCGCCTGTTCTTTCGTGACGGTAACGAGGGACCCTCGAATAGATGCGACACCTGGGGAAAGATACGGGGTATTGTTTCTAATCGAGAGTTCAAGGCCGAAGATATAGCCGGGAGGAAGCCCTGTGACGGCTGACTCCTGCCTTCTGGCCGCCTCTTCCCTTCGTATTTTTTCGACGTCAGAAAGAGTCCTCACAGCAGTCCTAGCCTCCTATATGTCTTCTCCATGTGCCGCCGTGATTTCAGCGATCTGGATTTGTAGCCGGATGTCTTTTTTTCTGCCTTATTCTTCTCATCGAGCGCGGAATAGTAGATTCCTTGCGCCCGTCGGTATCGCTCTTCTTTCTCGTTTACGACCGTTCCCCTGATTCCTGCATAGAACGATAGTGCATTCCATAAGACCCTAGTCTTGTCAGCCTTGGTTGCTTGCGCGGCTACTTCCGACAACACTTCATCTGTATCTAAAGACAATACAGTTGTAACAGTTTTCGGACCAGAAAGCAAGCGGTCTATGGTTCTCACTTGCGGGGCTAAAGCCCGGATGGTCTCAAGGACATCGGAATCAACCATGAGCCTGCCGTTTTCTCCGCGTTCGGCAGCCTTCTCGCCAAAGAGCCGCAATACCGAATCAGTGACGGCAAGCGCCATGTCTTCGGCAGTCCCGGAGGTCTCCTTCTTCCGCTTGTCGCGCTCATCCTTGTTCACATAGTCGTACATCGAGAGTCCCGCTTTCAGGAAAGGATGGGCTGAGTCGATCATCGTATTCATGAAGGAATCAAAGCTGTTGCCAAGCGCTTCCTTGAGCGTGGAGCCAGAACGAAAAGGCAGCTTATTGATGTCATTCATGGGAAGCTGGGGGTACATGAATATTATGTTGTCATCATCGTCACGGCCTACCGGGACTGCCCCCTCTTCCCGTTGATAGCCTGGCATCTTTGCCATATCGACGGACGTATCCTTGAAGCTCCGTATAAGCTTCTGAGGGAGCGCCATCGTCGGCCAGTTCTCCACCGCGACAATCTGCCCTACCTGGTTTGCGATATTCCTTCGTAACCAGGTGTAGAAGGGGAAGACCTTCTTCATCGTGTCTTTCTCGAATGCGGTGAGGTCTTCGTAGTCGATAAACCATTTCTTGGATTCATTCTTGGCATATTCGAGCATTGTAGGCGTGATAGGTTCACCATTTTTTGCCATCTTCTTTGCGCCTATAAGAAAAGAATCCATCTTGGCGAAACTCTCGATATGCGAACCTGCATCACGGGAAGCTTTACCTATGACCTCAAGCACATTCTTGTTCCCGGTGCCTAGGAGATCCACAACCGCTTCCTTCGTATCGCGTCCTCCAAAGGTCATCGAGATAATGCCTTTCTTTCGCGCATACTCGGCAAGTTCACCCAACGTGTGGCTTCCATAGGTTTTCCCGAGTGCAGATCGGATGACTTCCTCACTCATCCCCAGGCGTTCGGCTGCCTTGGTGACGCCATTCAAGCTCACTATGGTTGCGATAGCGGCATCCTTTGCCGCCTCTCCGTCAATAGCGTCAAGGCCGTGCTGCTGGAAGAGCGTCGCCATGTTCGAGTAGAAGTTGCGCAGGTGGAAGCCAGGGTTAGACGTCACGGTTGTTTTCCAAAGGTGCGTGTAGCCAGAAAAGACATTCTGTAGAGCCTGGACATCAGGATCGTTTGAGGAAAACTTGATTGTCCTGTCGATAATGGATGCTACGTTCTGGTCGAAAAGGTAGCCGTCGAAATAGGCGTCATCGACACTTTCCAATCCCATGAGTCCCGCATACTCTTCTGATGCCAGGTTCCCCTGCATGGCGCGGCCTTCCTTCTTGGCTGCCTTCAAGGCCTCTCCCGATTCATCGGAGAATGCAATGAATCCCTGTCCTTTTGTGTGGCTGCGTGAGAATGGATCGACATGCTGACTTGGAACCGTGATCTCATCGAGTCTGATCCCGAAGGGCTTGAACGCCTCGATCATGTCAACGCGCCTTGAAAGCTTGTAATGCTGGATGACGCGGCTTGCAAGGATTTCATCAAGGTTCATGTTCGTACTCGTCACGTTGTCAGAAAAGAGCCCTGCAATCTGTTCATCAGGCATGTCCACGATATCCCGCAAGGCTGAGGTCTGTTCCGCGATTGACCGATACAACCCTTTCTTCTTTGTCTTTGTGAAGCTTTGCGCTTCTGTCCCTAATTTCGTTCCAGGACCTACAGGAGCAGGTTTTCCTCCTTGCGACACAAAGGTGAGGTAATCAGGCAGCTCCCTTATCTCGTTGCTGTAGCCAAGCGCCGACCACACATCCTCGGATTCCTTGAGATTTGCAAAGATGCTGCCAACTTCCTTGTCGATCTTTGCCAGGGCATCAAGGCTTTCATCGGTGATCTCGATAGCGTGTCCTGTATCAGATTGTACCTTGTCGGAGGTCGCCCTGATGAAGGTTGCAAAATCCATCCCGGCATACTTCTCTTTCTGCCCGATGCGTTCCTTCAAGCTCTTTACGTAGACGTAATCAAGCTTGTCATCATCGGAGAAAGCTTTTAGCCTTTCCTGAATATCTCCCACTGATTTTTGGATGGAGTATTCCATCGTCTCGGAGGCATCGCGCTCTTTCACCTTGAGCATGGTCTCATAGGGATTTGAGAATCCAAGAAGGCGGCGAGTGCGGCCGACAATGGAAGTATTCATCAGGGACCACCAGGCATCCGAGTAGGTCGATCCTTTCTTCCCAAGGACATTCTGCGTATTGCCGATAGCGGTTTTGAAAGCATCCCATTGCTTGGCAGCGTTATTAAAGCCTTCATGGGTTTTGGAATTGAGTTCTTTACGAAAGAGCTTGAAGGCCGATTCCCCGGCATGATCAAGGCTGAGAAGCGGGTTTTCCCATTCAGCGAGGTTTACCTTAGAGTAGAGATCCGAGTTCTCAAGGTGAGATAAAAGCCCCTTGTCTCCGGCAAAGAGGTTTCGGATCGTTGGGTTCTTCACCGAGGCAAGGATATCCGTATCTCCTCGCAGTTTTGCCCTTACCACCTCGGATGCGGCTTTCTGTATCGCGTGCGTATTCTCGCCTATGAAGGCACGCTTGCTTTCTGTCTTTTCAAGAAGCCCCTTTCGTAAGGTTTCCGACTCATTCCCTATGATCGTCGATAGGCCTTTTTCTTTTTTTGCGCCCTTAACACCCTTGTAGCGTGAGTAATCGCCTTTCGCTGCAAGCTCATTGACCCTCTTTTCCAATGCCTGGTCGTAGCTGCCAGCCCATCCTTTGACGCGAGAGGCGACAAGTTCTTCTTGAGGATTGAATGGCTTATTGTCGAGGGTCTTGAGAAAGTCGCGTTTCAGTTCATCCTTGCTCTTTCTAAGCGCTTCCTTGTAGTAACGATTGTATTCTTTGGCGAATGTACCGTCTTTCGCCCATTTTTGTGCATACTCCAGGGCTTCGGAGGATTTTCCTGCATCCTGAAGTTTCGCAAGAAAGCCCTTGTCGAATCCTTCCCGGAAGAGCTTTGTATCGACAATGGGGTTTGCGGCTCTCGCAACCAGTTTGAGTTCCGCAGCGCTTTGAGCCGCAGCTTTTGCTGCATTCGTGGCTCCGAAGCTGATATAGTTTGCAGGGTCCAAGGCAATGTCGGCTAAGGTTCCTGTCGCCCATCTGAATGCCTTGCCTCCAAAACCACCGGAGCCGCCCTTGATGCCGCCTTGTCCAAACATGCCCCTGTAGTCGGTTTCAGCTTCATCGCCCCAGAACACCTTCCTGAAGCTTTTCTCTCCTTCCGGCGTGAAGCTTTGGAAGAGGTCTTGTACATACTCGGAGAAGGGGACATTCCTCCCCTGGAGCGATTGCATGACATTCTCGGTGGTATTGGCCGTAATATTGTTCCCTGCATTCAGGAGGTTTACCGCCCATTCCAGGGGAGTGTGGCGCTTCTCGTCCTCCTGGCGCTTCTGGCGTGACCATGCGACGTATGCGCTTGTTTCAGGCGAAATACCTGCACTGCCATTTCGCCTTCGCCTGTATTCATCGAGGGTCATTATTTATACACCTTTCCTGTTTTTGTGTACTTGAACTTCTTTCCGGTCGAATCCGTATACCAGCCTTGAGCATCAGGCTTTCCAAGTGCATCCTTATAAATCCTTTGGCGGCCTTCATCCCTGAATAGCCGACCGTCTGAACCTTTTGTCCATCCTTCCGCATCTGGAGCAGGAACAGGAGTTTGAGTTGGAACAGGGGCAGGAGCAGGGGAAGGGGCAAGTGCCGTCACGCCGGGACCCATAGGGATTTTGAGATTTCCTCCGTTCACTGCTGCATCCTGGATCGAGGTACCCCAATCTATGGGATCTCCGTTTTGATCTTTGCCCATTACAGGAGGAAGTGCCTTTGTCGCCGTCGCTGATGCTGGAAGGGTATAATCACCCTTTAGCATCATGGCTGCCGCCGCAACAATTGATTCAATTTCTGGAAACTCGGCCTTATACGATGAGGCAGTACCCCCAAGGCGTTCAGCGGCTTTTAAGCCAATCGTTGTCAAATCCTCTTTCGATGGATTCTTACCGGGATTGCTCGTTTCCCAGAGCGTGAACATATCCATGAACGCTTGATTCGCTGCCTTTTCAGCGGATGGATACGTACCCAAGAGACTTGCGAGCTTTGCATTCCTCGCCTGTGCATTGATCTCAGTCACATTTCCTGCGGAATTGATCTTTGAAATATCGATGTTGTTCGTTCGGTCCAGCGCGTTTTCGCTTTTGTTAAAGGATTGCTGGCTCTTCTGGAGCGCGTCGTCATAGCCGTAATTTTCTTTCAGATAGTCAAGGTCGATAGCTCCCTTTTCCCGCATCAAGGCAATATCACGAGAAAAATTCAAAGCGTCACGGCTATCCTGGATCTCGGTCGTGTAATGCAGTTTGCCCCATTCATCGGCTCGATCGAAAGCGGCTTGTGATGCCTTGAAAGCCTGATCGCTTGTTTGCATGGTTGTTTGCTGAGTGCGATCCAGCGCACCTTCTGAGACTGAGGTAGCCCTGTTTGCAGCATGTTCCGCTGCGGCTGCGGCTCGATCCAGCGCACTTTCACCTGTTGCAAAGCCCTGTTCATTGGTCTGCATATTCATCTGGTGGGTTCGATCAAGAGCATGCTCCGAGATCGTTGCAGTACGGTTCGCCGCCCCTTCAGTAGCTGCGGCTGTACGATCTGCGGCGTTCTCGCCAGATTGGAATGACTGCTGGTTTTGCTGGAGCTGGCTGTCATACCCATACTTTGTTTTCAGTACATCGAGGTCAATGATTCCTTTCTCGCGCATTGCCGCAATATCCCGGAAGAAGCTCATGGCATCGCGGCTGTCCTGCTTTTCATTCGTATAGTGGAGCTGACCCCACTGCATTGCACGGTCAAGAGCCGCTTCCGAGGACATGAAGGCCTGCTCGCCTGACTGAAGCGTGGTTTGAAGCGTCCTGTTCGCAGTACCTTCAGAAGCCGCAAGTGTTCGATTCGCTGCATTCTCTGTCGCGGCGGCGTCGATTTGGTTCTGCTGGAGCTTGTCATCGTAGCCGTACTTTGCCTTGAGGTAGTCAAGATCCACACGACCCTTTTCGCGCATGATTTCGAGGTCGCGGAAGAATGCGGTCGAGTCACGGTTATCCTGGTTTTCGTTCGCGTAGTGGAGTTGACCCCAGGACATGGCTCTATCCAGCTTCTTTTCATCGGATGTCCATACCCTCTGGTCTCCGGCTTCGGCACTGCGATATTCATGTTCCTTGGCAGCCGTCTCAAGAGTGTTTTTCTGTGTAATGCCAGCCATTTCTTTCTGACGGCCAAATTCCTTTATCGCGGCTTCGGGCTTGAGTTTTACCGTGTCGTAGACATCGAATCCTGCTTTCGCAAGACTGGCGGCTCCTGATACAGCACCCATGATGGAATTGAAGCTGTTTTGCCGTTTCTGCATGGCAAGCTCCTCTTCCTGGAGCTTTTCTTCCTTCTTCTTTTGACGAGCGCCTATGAGCATTTGCAGTGATGCATTATTAGAATCGAATAGTCCCATGCTTACCTCATTTGAAAAGGCCGATTATAGCCCCTAGCACACCAAGCCCTGCGCCGATTACCTGTCCCCCTGGAATGATGGAGGCAAGCCCCCCCAAAGCCCCTAACGTTCCTGCTGCCCCGGATGCGAAGCCTCCAGATGCGGTCTTGTTCTTTTCGCTGTGCGCCTGTTTCCGAGCCGTTACATCCTTCCTTGCCTGGATAAGACTATCTTCATGTGATGCAAGTGAGCCGAAAAGGTCATTGGACCTGTCCTGGTCTGCGAAGCTGTTTCTGAAAAGCGACATGTATTACGCTGCCTCCTGGCTTGTCACAAGCGTGTCCTGGGTGAGAATGGCATCAAGGAGATTCTTGATTGGCGCAACGCCCTGATTCGCACGATCAATCCATGCCTGGTACGCCCCTTGATCCTTTACGTTCTGTGCGTTGATTTGCGCGTAGATCACATCGGCAAGCTGGGTAAGATTCTGGATTTCCGCATTGTCGCGAGAAGCAATCTGGGTCAAGGTCGAAGCGGTTGCCTGGAATGCGTTGTAGCGTTCAGCCCTAAGCCCATCCTCATACTCCTGGATGCTGATTCGCCCTTGCTCAAGAAGACCGTAATACTGTTCGGCCTTGTTCTGATAATTCTTTTCTTTCCTCGCCATCTCGGCATTCAAGAGTCCTACGTCCTGCTGAGTGCGAAGGTTGGAAATCTTGCTTCTGACTTCATCGGCTGAGGCAAGGAAAGCCATCGTGGAGCCCGTGGAAGCCCTGACGCTATCGAGGGTTCTTTGGGCGCTTGAGGTCTCCATTGAAAGCGTCTTGTCATTCGCCCTCTGGTAAAGCGCCCTTTCTTCGGCTGAAAGGCCATCCTGGCCGGACAGGCCAGCATTTACGCTGTCAGATAGGGAATCCATCGTTCCTTGGTAGTCACCGCCCATGAGCCTATCTAGGCGATCATAGCCAGCCTCGGTATCCGTGTCTGTTATGCCCTTTGAGACTTTTCCCATCGCATCTTGCATCGTTGAAAGGGCGCTATTGTAATCGGTACTTTGTCCGTTTGTGAGGGCGGCAAGTCTCGCTGTGATCCCGCCATTCTGTTCCTCTAAGGCTGTTGTGTCCCCGTATTTCTGGATGAGCTGCCCTGTTGTCTTGTCGTAGATTCCTGGCTCTCGTCCCCGAGAATCTCCTGGAAGCACCGTCTCGTACCGCATCTCGCCTGAGCCGTTTTGCATGGCCTGTTTTAGCTCTGCTATCACGGCATCGACTTGTTCCTGGTCGCGAAAATCAATGTCCTCAAGCTTTAGCGAGGTTGGATTGGATTTTACGATGGCAAGAAGTTCGGCAGTTGTCTTCTTGGGTTGTCCGTTTGGAAGTGTCGCGGGTGTGTTCTTCTGGGGTGCCGATGCGGAGTTGGAATCGTTGAACCCTCCATCAGCTCCGGCTTGTGCTCGCTGGTTCGCCGCTGTTTGCATGCGTGAATCATGGGTACCGTTTCCTTCATCGAAGACAAATGGCGCAAGGGGATCGTAGCTTCCTGATAGTTCAGAGTCCAATGAGTATGCAAGGTCGGTATTCCCGATGAGGCTGTCGAGAGGATTTTCATACTCGTTTTTATCACGCCGAACTTTTGCCATTAGAATGTTCCTCCTTTCATGTCGAGCGCAAAGCCAAGGACCCCTGCGCGGCTTGAAGCATAGGCAGCAAGGCGAATAGAGAGCGTAAAACCGTCCATGTCATAGGGGATGGTTACAAAACCAGAAAACTTGCTTTTGGGAATCCAGGAATCATGCGTCCGTGCCGTGTCGGCTCTGAGTTGCACAAGGAATTCCGGCTCCTCATCGTCATGGTACATGCCCAGGGGCTTTAACCTGAAAAAGCGTTTCTGCGTTCCTGGAAATCCAAAATCCATGTCCTTTGTGCGCATGTCGAAGGCGATTGGCTCTCCATCATCAGTCGTCCCTGAAAAGAGGGTGTATAGCGATTCGGCATTCCATCCGACAGTCTCCCCGAGATCGCTTTTTGCAGCGAGCCCTGAAAATGCATGGTTGGTGTACTTGAAGGTGGAAATGATGAATGCCCCTGCCGCATTGCGCCGCAAGGTAGCTGGAATCATGAGGTAACCTAGGCTGTCTCCAAGAAGTAAATACCTGCCCTCCTCATCGGTGATGGCGCAAGCTCCTGACTGAAACCTTCCTGCAAGTTCAGAGGCTATGTGTCTTGAGACGACTGCGGTAGTCGAACCATCATAGAGGATGATTGCATCGCCTGAGACAAACAATATCTCACGTTCAAGCGCAACGACCGAATCCGGCTGGCTTGTGCCTGTGTCGGCAATCCTTGTTACAGTCGGGCTATTAAGGGAGTTGCCCGAGAATCCATAGAGAGCGTGTTCCTTGAAGACGAGCATGGAATCCTTGAAGTTGATGATCCTCTGTATCCCATTGCCGCCCTCGACGAATATCTCCACGTCATCGCCGCGCCAACCGGATATTGCATCAGGAGGGGAGAAGTTGACCACGTTCCCGGCAGCAAGGCAAAGCATCGAGCGATAGACTGCCGCATCGGTGGGGTTTTCGTTGCCCGTTATCTGCCGCAAATACTGAGTATGCCTGATTGCTTCCATACTGCCAGAAAGGGATTCCCCTTCTAATAGAAGGGAGACTTCGACGGCGTACTGATTCTGGAACTTCTCCTCAAGGATGCTGGGCGTGAAGGTTATGCCAGGTCCCTCAAACTCAAGATCAAATTCAATGACAATCGAGTTGCCTAGAGTGAGTATCCGGGGTGTGATCGTCTTCCAGCCTGTAGCCGATGAATGCCGCACGATCGCCCCTGTCGCCTTTCCTGTCACATCCGCTATCTCGATCCTGTTGAACACAAGATCAGATGCGATATAAAAGCCTTGCCCGGAGACCGGAGCCAGCACCCAGGAGCCAGATTGGGCGGCTATCGTGTCATCGGTGTAGATGCCATTCGCTGCTCTTCCGGCATTCCAGTCATAATACTCGCGCTTTCTGACATCAAGGGCTTCAATAGAGGCTTCGGAATGCTCGTTATTCAGGTATTGAATGATCGATGCCCGTGAATGGCCGCCGCGACCTGCTATCACGATGAGGCTTGCGTACTCGACCATGCGGACTTTCGATTCCAAAGGGGAGGTCACGGCAAGGGGGAGATCCACATATCCCGCGCCGTTCTCGATATGCAGGATAACAGTTCCATCCCTTTTGGAGACGATGTAATCCCTCATGGTTCCAGAAATTCCTGAGCGGAGGAATCCTATGATCGATTCTCCTTCGAAGGTTGCTTTAAGGGTGTATCCCTTTCTTACAGAAAGACCGTCCTTCCAGCAGCAGTTCTCGGCCATAGAAAGGTCTGAGTCAGCCATGAAGGATGAGGGCGTATCGGAATGGAAGCCGCCTGAAAAGTCGGTGTAGGTTTTAATCGTTCCCGGCACTGGCTATTTCCCGAATATCGAAGGATTGGCGTTCGATTGATCGATGGTGTACCGCTGGACTTCATTTCGGTAATTGGCTAATGCGCGTGCCGCCTCGTCGTATTCAAAGTTCTCTTCCGAAAGCTTGGAGGCTGCGAGGTACACGAGTGCAAGATGAGCTTTCTCAGGGAGTTCTGGCGAATCTGAGGGGTCTGTAAGCTCTATGGGGAAGCGGTCATAGATAAGCTTGCACATCGTCCCAGGGCTTGCAACCTTTCTATTGAAAAGAATTTTGCCTCCAGATAGAAAGTATAGTGAAGGGGTTCCTTCTATATCGCCTTCGGCAAGGATGTGAAGGGAGCCTCGTCGAAGTTCGTTCCGGGCGATAAAGAGGTGATGCAGTGAGAAGAAATGCACAGGGACAATAATGGAATTGCCGACCAGGAGCGTGTCTCCTGCTTCCGTAATGCCTCCTGCATCGATGACGAATTGCCTCATGGCTTCGTTAAGCCAATCCTTGACTACATCATCAGTGATGCTTGCTCCGGTTCTTGAAAGCCGCCTGGCTTTCTCGATCATACTCATGAGTGTCACAGTCTCTCCTTTCTGATCATGGTCGGGAAAAGCATCGCCTTGTCATGGCTGACTGCATATCCGAAGGAATCTGCGGGACGAAATGGTGAATCGATTCCGATGACAGCACCGTTCACCTCCTTAAGCCATGTGCCATCCCTTCTATTAGAAAGGACTGGACCCACGAAGCCGCCCACCTGCACCGTTCTTTCCACTCCGTGGCTCATCGCCTGGGGAGCCCATCCGACATAGAACTCATCAATCTGAGCCTCGAAGGGGACAGCGATGAAACCGTCATGCCCGAATGTGACTTTGAAGAAGCTGCATTGCGGGATATAGCTCTGCGCTTTTGCCATTAAGAACACGGACCCGTCCGCACCGAAGGAGAGTGCGAACCAGGGAGATGAACCATTGCGAACGAGTCCGGTCATTGGATTACGCTGCCTCCTTTTCTATTCCCGATAGCCCGTTGAACACGAAGCTCGTGTGTCGGTACTTCATCACCGTGTTTCCAGAGAAGGACATCTTCTTCACGAGGTTGTTGGGGTAGTTTTCCAAAGGCTCCCAATCGTCTGTCTTGAAGTTGAAATCCGGGTGAATCTGGAACTCGAAGGCGTTCATGTCGAGGCCAAAGAGATACCCAGGGGGGCAGAAGGGATCGGCAAGGATGGTCGTGCCTTCGAAGGTCACATTGGTGAAACCCATGTCGGCGGTTTCCTTGTCGCTTGTTCCCTCATATTTCGTGGCGAGCCAGATTTTTTCCTTCAAGGTGGCAAGGACATCCTCAGTGGTAAGGAGGAACTTTGGCTTCTTCCCGCCGAAGGTAGATGCGACTATGGCCTTGTACAGCGACTTCTTGCCCTTAAGGGCATCATCGGAGTACAGGTCGAGCACAGTCCAATCAGTTCCTGGATAGACTTTGGAGCGCCAGTTGGGCGCATCGGCAGCGTCGATCCCTGCGTACTTCTGGCCTGAGACCAGGAAGGTAAGGGGCGAAATCATGTCCAGGCAGCTTTCATCGTAGACCGCGGTAGAATAGAGGTCCTTCGCCATCTTGTCCTCATAGTCCTCCTGAAGCTCCACGTACTTGTCCTTAAGGAGCGATACGATCTGCGCTTCACCTACGTTTTCTACACGCTCCTGCCAGTTTATCTGCGTGGAACCGAAGTAGTATTTCCACGCGGACTTGGCGGCGGTACGGCTGTCCCCCACGCCGTAGGTCACTGGGGCGGCAGGATCAACACCTTTTACAGCGCCGTTGCCGGACATGGCGGTATAGCGGATAGGCCACTGGATGTGGGTACCGCCTTTCACCTTTACCTGGTTCCCCTTCTTCAATTTCTTGTAGAAGGGGCAATTGTCATATGCGATGTTGAGAAGCGCCTTTTCGAAGTACTGGCGGCTTACCGCATTCGCCTGGGAAATCTCTAGAGCCATTCGTTGCTCTCCTTATGGGTGTCGTTAATGCAAGCCAGCAAGCGCCGCTTGCTCAGCCTCTTCCATGCTCCTGTAGGAGCCTGGGGCTTTGGGTACGGGACCGTTGCCAGGAAGGATACGGGCTGATCCTTTCGCCTGAATCCTGTCAACGATTCTCTTTTCAACTTCAAGGGGACTTGCCAAGGCGCGGCCTTTGCTGGAGTGGTACAAGAGGTCGAGTATGGCTTCCGAGTCGCCTTCAGAGAGTACTTTCAAGGACTCCTCAATCGATGGCTCATCAAAATCCTCATAGCGTGTCTTGAAGGAATCGTAGAGCTTTCGCTTCGCTTCCTCCTGCTCGCGTCCCTTCTTCCAGCCTTCCATCTTCGAAAGCTTCTTTTCCAACTCGGCGTACTTTTCATCCGCATACTGCCGTGCGCCATCCAGGACGCCTCGCGTCGAGGGACCGTTCTTGACAGCCTCCTGGAGCTGCCTGTAGATATCAGGATTGTTGCGCAAGAATTGGTTGTACTTCTCGTACTTCGAAGATTCTTCCTGCCTCCGGTTCTCCCATTCGGTTTTCTGCCTCTCGTGATCCTCCCGGAGTTTTGCGATGTCCGCAGTCTTCCGGGTGTAGTCCGAGCGCATCATGCCCATGTTCTTCCAGTCTTTCAGGAATTCATCTTTGGTACGGTAGGACTTTCGGCTGCCTTTCTCGTCATCGAGGTCAAGGAAAATACCTGAATCTGCTTGTCCTGCCTGGGCAGGGGCGGTATCAGCGTGTCCGGGAGTGAAACCAGCAGGAGTAGTGTCGGCACTTGCGCCGGGACTCCCGCCACCCACGTCATCGGGGCTGAAATAGGTACGAATATTCATGAATCTACATCCCTCCTAGGTTAAGTAACGCATCAAGCGATCCGCTTGATGTTCCTTGTGTATTTTGAGCGCCGTTTCCGGCACTCATCCTTGCAGCCACTGGGTCGGCCATCTGACCTGCTCCGGCTGCTGCTTTCATCTTGTTCAAGGGATTTGCCTTCTCGGTTTCCCTTGTGACCATTTCCGATAGTTGCGTGACAGGACCTTCGACATCGACGCCAAGGCCTGAAAACAGCTCACGGATGGTCATGTCCTTGCGGAGCATCCCCTTTTCGGCCATGACAAAGGCATCCTGGGGATTCAAGACCGAAAGGTTCTCATCGAGGGTTTCCCCAATGTTCTTCTGAACGTTCTGCCCCATGCCGGGCATCATCGGGTTACTGAGCACGTGCTTCCTCCTTTACCTGCTGATCGCTTAGATCGTTCAACAGGTTTTGAACCATCGCCTTGTTCTGGTCTGCGGCTGGATTTTCACCCTGGTTTTGCCCTCCTGCTTGCGCCATCGCCGCTTCTTCTTCCCTTTGCCGCTGCTCGGCCAAGCGTGCGAGGATCTTGTCTGTCCCAGGGACGCGCAAGGTTTCAAGGACTGCCTGGGCATCGACAATCTTCATTTCCGCAAGCCGTAGCATGAGGTTAGCCAATGACTGGCGATCCAGGGGGAGGGTGGAGTTGGTCTGGATTTCTATGTTGAAGTCAAAGTAGACCTCATCAGTTTCTGCTATGGCATCGATGAGTTGTTCATAGTCCTCAATGTCCTCTTTCTCTTCTTCCGAAAGGTCATCCTGCATAAGCCCATTGTGGGCTTGAGGCTTCATGGTTTCCTCAAGAAAGCTCTTTTGATTCGAAATGACACCGTATTGCACATCATCATCCTTTCGGATGTAGAAATTCCTCGGTTCCGTGTAGAACTGCATCATGAGTTCGACAATGAGAGTAGCCAGGCGCTTGATTGAGGATTCCAGGTTCCGCACCCTCTGGCGAGTTCGGGTATAGGAAGACTCAAGGAGCATCGACATTTCTGTAGCAGTCTGCCGCTGTCGCTTTCCGGTGACTCCTTTGGTCACATCGGTGACGCCTGAGACTTCTTCGATGAGCTGAGGGATTGTGGACATGATCTGAGTAATCACAGAGGGAAGATCCGGGACATCGAGGGTTGCCACGACATCCTTGGCAAAGCCAGCTTTCGACATAAGCACCTGGTCGCCCTTTGTGATGGCTTCTTTCACTTGCTCGGTCGTGATCCCTGCCGACTCATCGACGACGATGTTCCGCTTTGTGTACTTCCGGGCGTGTTCAACTATCTGCTGGAGTCTGACGTTGAACTCTCGATTCAAGTTCTCAATCTGGTCCGGTTCCCCTATCCCCCAGAATTGATGCGGCACCTTGTAGTCATGAAGCGCGACATAAGGCGGTCGTCCATGCTTGAAGGGAGAGGCTCGGTCATCAAGGAGGATCGTATTGCCTCCGGTAAAGGTGAGAATCCTGCCGTTCGGGTATTTTGCCTTGGCTACCTTCTTGGGCTCCATGACATCATGGCCGGATGCATCTTTCCCGGCGTATTGCTCCTCTATGGCCTCCTCGGTTGCGTTGTCCCTTAACCAAATTTCATAGACGAGGATGTAGTCCCCAATGAGATCGTGTTCGGAAAGGCGATCCTGCTTCTGGTCATGCTCCGTCGCATACTCTTCCGGGGTGATCTGCTTTTCTGCTGACGGATACAGGCGTTTCACATCTTCGACAGGCATGAGCTTTCGCATTCCGCACCAGGAGGCATTCCAGGGATCATCGTAGCCGGGAGCAATGACAAAATCGAAGGGGTCCACGATATCAATAGCGATATCCCCTAAGCCGTTTGCGGCATCAGGATCGAAATAGACCTTGAAGAGCGCCGTACCGTGAATGAGACAGTCATAGACGGCATCGAGGAGCTTTTCATCCATCCTCGTCATTTCCCACACGAATTTCAGGGCGTCGTTGTAGAGATCCGCGACTCTCTGGAAGAAATACCTTCGGGGCAGGACAGTCCAGATCGGCCTATTGTCGGTGAGAAGCGGGGCGGTAGTCTGGATTGTGGAGAAGATGAAGTTGCAGAAGACCCTTGAATCCTCCGGGGACAGCTCGTTTTCGTTCCACCACTTTCCGGTGAACTCTTTTATGAAGCGCTGCCACTTCTTGCGCCTCTCCTCGTGTTCAGGGCTTCCGTAGGAGGCATCGACGGCATCTTTAAGTTCAGAAAATGTCATTCCACCGCCTTTATGATGCCGTTCTCGGCCATGTAGCGTTCCCGCTTCCTTTGGCTTTCGAAATTCATGCCTGTGTAGGGGTCATGTCCTGCCCTGAACGCGATCCTGATTCCAGGGGAAGAGAAGAGACGACGCATTTTCTCGTCGCATTTGGGACAAAAGCGTTCAGTATCGTCAATATTTTTAGGTTCACTGAAGAGGGTTTGCACACAACCACACGCGTCACACTTGAAATCGTAGGTGATCATCGTGCCTCTCTAAAGGCACCTGTGCGGAAGTCCTGCATCGCGGTACCGTCGGTTCTGCGTGTTCCTGAGACATATTTGGGAGCCTTCTTGATTCGTTCCTCCATCGCAATGAGCCGTTCGAGATAGTTTTCAGGAAGTCCTGAGAGTGAGGCTTGAGCTACCTGTCCATTGTTACGCAATAAATTTCGCCTCCCATGACGAACGAAGCCGTTTCTTGAACATCCCGAATAAGGAATCAGGCTTGAAGGCAGCCTGACGCAGCGCATCGCCGGAACTTCCAGCGGTAAATTCAGTGATTATCTGAACCATCATCGTGAGCGCATCCACGAGATCGTCATGTTCTCCCTTGGGGAAGAACTCCATCTGGAGGAGTAAGTCGGTAAGTGATTCATGGATGAACACCCTGCCTGTGCGAACAACACCGCCTAGAACGCGGTTTATCTTGTCTTCCTTGGACATCGATCGCGGTGCATCGATCTGCTCCAGCTTGAACCGCAAGCGTTTCCCGGTGATCTCCTCGTATTCCCGCTTCTTGATATCAAGGAGATATTGGATTCCCGCCTGGAGGCCGAGTTCGATGCCAACGACTTTCGGGCGGTACTGGACGATGAGCCTGATTAGCTCGTCCACCATCTTGTCCGGTTTCAGGTGGATCTTCTTCGCCTCGACCACATATAAGAAGCCTTCTGAGTTGACCGCGCCGATGATGACGCCTGTATCATCCGAATAGCTTTCAGCTGTCGCCGCCGGGTCCACCGTCATGTAGTAAGCGTAAGCACCCGGAGCGAGAACCGCGTATGTCGGTTGCGGGGGAGGGAATATCTGATCGTCTCTCGGCACCGGATTGTTGTCGTACTGACAGGAATACTCATACGTACCCTGGCGCTGTTTGATCTTTGCCAACATTGAGAGGGTGAAGAAGCGATAAATGGGCTTTCCGTCCTCGACCGCCCGGCGAATGTAGACCCGGTCCTTGTACCAGCCTTCCTTCATGACCGTTCCGTAGATGTCCGAGAAATGGTAGCGCGTACCTATCATCAACTCGAATCCTTCCGGGTCCTTGATGGACTGGACATAGGAATACCAGTCACGCACCTTTCTGATCTGCTCTGGGGTTGAACAGGACTGCTCATTGATGATGTCGTCCATGATGATGACGTCGTAATGTCGGCCTACGATCGTGGCTCCGACACCCCAGGCCTCTACCTGGTTCTCCTGCGGAATCCTGCCCCATTCAGCCGATCGGTAAACAGTAAGCTCATTCGCAACTGACCGTTTCCAGTTCACGAATCGCTTTCCCGGCTCAGGTATCCGGTCGGGGAACAGGCGCATAAGCATGGGCGTACAAAAGAGCTGCTTGATCTCGCCTAACTGCGATTCAACAAGGCTCGATGTGCGCGAGAATAACCCTATGCGGATATTGGGATTCTGTAGAATGAGCTGGACTATCTTTACCTTAGTCCAGGCAGACTTCATGTGTCCGCGAGGAATGAGAATGAGCGTGTCGTCATTTCGTTCCATGATCCCGGCAAGCCAGCCATGAAGCACAGGATCGAGGCGGGGGCGACCCCCATCTTCGATCTTGTCCATGCCCAGGATTACAGCCCCTAGGAAATACAAGTCGGTGAGCGCCTTCCATTGAAGGTACAGCTCTGCCGCAAACTCCTCCTTCCCTGTCTTTTCAAAGAACTCGGTATACTTCCGCTTTTCAGCAGGAGTTCGAACATACTCCATGAAACTCCAAAGTAGTGAAGCGCACTACAGTTGTATAGACCACCTCCTCGAACATCGAGACAGACGATCCAAGGCCTATCTGGTTGTTCCTGTCCTCTTCTTACAGATTCAAGTCAAACGCTATATGCCTCACTTGCCGTAGTCGTGCTGAGCGTAGCGAAGCCCTCTGGAGACGTAGGTAAGTGGTCTTCTCAATTTATCTCTTATGTAGTGCCACGCAATACAACTGTGTAAGAACAATTATATTAAGAGGGTAAATTGAAAAGTGTGTCAATACCCTTTTAATATATTATGTCAACAGGGGTTAGGTGATATCAGGAGATGTCACGGAAGGGTCGATTAGAGAAGTTTCCAGCACAAATAATACTAAAAGGTTTTACAAGCTTGAAGCGTTTGTTAGGTTACAATCCATAATGATCTATTATTAGCGAGCAATATTTTTCAACAGCGCTAACTATTACTTCTTGATAACCCCAATCCATTTGAAGTTCATCAAATTTTTCTTTCATAAAAGCCCATTGTTGCGGTGTATATTTAGGAAAATTCCTTAACTTCTTAAATGACGCTAAGTCAATATTCAATATATCGATAATAATACATACATCAATATTATTATCCGTTACTTTTTCACCATTATCGGTAATATTAATTTTATTTTGACCAATACTCGTCTCTTTGATATGTATTTCAAAATTCCTTAATTCTTTAATAAAGTGTATTATAGGATCATCTGTATCAGATAAATGAAAAATTTTATCACAACTAAAATATTTGCCTAGTGCGTCTTCAATACCTACTATTTCTGATAATGCGCATCTCAATAAGCATAGATTCATTTTTTCTTTATTATTAACATCATTTCTTTGACTCCAGTTATCATAATTTATTTTCTTGAATAATAAGTTCATCGCTCCTTCTGCTTGGTCGCATACTTTTTCTATTATTTTTAGCTTATGTATTATATTTTCTTGGTATCCATTCAATACATGTTCTTTTTTTATTATTAAGCAATTTGTTGTTTCAAATATCATACTATTTGCTTATTCCTTATGCGCCGAAGCCGGCCATCTAATATTTGTTTAACCTGCGAGCAATTAAATAGCGCAAATCTTGCCCGAGCATATACGAGAAGAAAGATTCGTGACATAGGGTGAGTCAGGTTGAATCTACCTTTCTTTTTTAAGTTTATTAACAATATTTTCCCAAGATTCTTTTGCACCTTTATAATTACATCCAGGAGGTGCAGCTGCAAATGCATGATAATGGTTTTTAAAACCAACCTTTATTAATCTACTGTCAGCTTTACTTCCAAGAGCTACAATAGTAGCATTTTTAAATAAATTTATTTCATTTAATAAATATTTCATGCAACACGCATTTGATATTTTACTTGAAATTGAACCGCCTTCAATAATTGCTGAACATAAAACAGAATCAGTTATCCATGTATATTCCATTTGTTCACGAAAAGACATATTAGGGAAACACTTATCTAGTATTAGCCTTATGTTTCTATGAAATAAATCTTTCCCATTTTCAAAGCATTTCCATGTATATTCATATGTTGATTCCATTTGCCCGATAGGGCTACCATCAGCAAAATGATTTTCTATACTATGTGGATCACCAGGTTCTGCACCTATAAGCACTAATCGCACATCTGAACATAAACCTGTTGCACCGGTGAAGCCTCTTGGAACATGTCCTGTTTCTGGATTCCAGCGCATAATTCCACAAGTATTATGAAAATTCGTACATGGTGAAAACGCAGGTATTAACAAACTTTCGATACTTTTGTTCATGAATATCTCCATATTGTTTTTAGGTAAACAATAGATACTTTCCCTCTGCTCGAAGGGACAATCTAACAATGATTAGATTGATCGGAAAAAACCTCTACGTCAACAACCGCATCAGCTTCCTTGATTTTCTTGCCCTTAGCCCTATCCCTTGCTTCTCTCATAACTTCTTTTATAAGGACTCGATGCACATCCCTTTCCTGGTCAGAAACCTTCTTCTGATCTGTGTATGTGCCATCCATGCGGTTAAGGAGATCTACGGCTTTAATGATGTCGGAGAAGGTGGGACCTGACTTTACTACCTCAACAAGTTCCCCTTCCGCATTATACCTTTCTGTCTTTCGGGACATCTTCTGGGTTATAAGTTCGATAAGGATGGATGACCTATGCTCCTTGCCCATTCCACGCTCTTCCAAGATGCGTTCTATCTCATTCCTGATACGATCCTGACGCATGAGCTTGTAGGACTGCTTATGAGCTGTCTCATAGGTGACATCCATAGCGGATACCGCCGAACCTAGGGCATTGCCGAAGTCCGGGGAATCAGGATCGGTGATCTCGACCACGAAACGCGCTGCACGTTCATCAAAGTTGCCTCTACTGGCTTCCGGTGTCGCTCCCATTCGCTATTTGTCTCCCTTCTCTTCTTGACGATTACCGGAGTCTTTGACCCTAACCCACTTTCCCATTCGATGATCCACGGCAATTTCTGCATCAAAGCCTTTGTCGACAAGCCATTTTTGTATTGCTTCATTAATATAGCCAGCCATACTCCCTCCCTCTTTATCGACAATTCCCTGGAGGAAGTCATAATTCTTATCTGGAACTTTTATCCCAACATATACTTTCCCTGTAGATGTCCTGCTGGCCATAATGTCCTCCAATGGTTTGTATAATATATCGTTTTTCGATAATAAGTCAAGACTATTTTTAATCATAGATAATTCCAGAGGTCATTCTTCCACGCGCGATCCCCTCTGTCCCCCCTGGGGGGGTCTACTGTCTACGCGTGACCGCTAAAATGATTGCAGGCTTTCACCTAGCTATAAGCCTATGACATTTCCTTGCCTTGCATACTTCATGCCATATTCTCATATCTATATCGAAAAACGATAAAATATATTTTCGATAAAATAGAAAAAACATATTGACATAATTACGATAGTCCTAGATGATAAGACTATCGAAAAACGATACAATAAATTTTCGATAGCATTCTTTTAATAAGCCGTCACGTAAAGTCGTGACAGGTACCGGATAGTCGAGCAAGATCGTACTTGCTAAAGCTTTCATGTTATTGAAAGCAAGTACCGCAATCCAATGCGGAAACAGACCCGTTACCACTAGGGAAGGTAAATATATCGATTGCCTATAAAATTGCCCTAAATTCAACACTAGGGGAGTTTATATGGACAATATCGCAATGGAAAAGCTAATATCGGCAATCGTCGCGGAAACAGTAAAATCTATCGTTCCTTCTATCATGGCAAGCATGCAAGGCAAGCCGGAAAGGGTAGCGCAAGCATCGAGCAAGAAAGCCGGGAAGCTAATTAAATCACCTGCTAATGATACGGATGCTTTCAATATCGTGAAAAAATATGTAGTAGCACGAAAAGCCGGAACAATCGCGAAAGGACCTTTCTTGACCTGCTATCGGCATATTACTGAAAATTCAACACTTGACGACGTGATAAAATCATCGGATACCGCAAAAATCACGCTATATAAAGAGGCTCAAAAGGTCTTGAACTATAGGGCTTAGTGGGCTTTGCCCACCGGGACGCTATAAGCGTCCTAGTCTCGATTTTTTCTTTCATTCAATAGGGCAATTTTACAGGCAATCGATATAAAGAAAGCACTATGTATTCATAGGCTTTCGCATTGCATTGCTACTTTTCCGCAAGAATTGGCATGATTCATGCTTCGCGTTGACTGGTGCGCCATCGGCAAGCCCGTAGTCTCGCACTATAGGCATGGATCTTGCTTCGCAAGGATTATTGTAGTGTTGTCACTATGCAATAGGGCAAGTGGGCTTTGCCCACTCGGGACGCGAAAAGCGTCCTAGGCCTCTTCATGCCCGAACTAGGTTAGCGTCCTTATATGCGCGATGAGCGTTGAGAGCTGTGTATGGAAAGTATGGGTCAGTCGTATCCTGCGGTTGCTAGGGGTAGTCGGCTTTCTCGATTCAGCGGGGCAGTCACTTTGTGACGCTATGTAGTTCGATGCGTAGCATCGGGGGCTTTATAAGCCTTGGAATGGGTCAGGCGCTTAAGCGTCGGTCCACCTGGTACGAGAGTACTTTGTAGGGTCAGTCGATTCCTGGAGGATGCGGGTGCGACAATCCAGAACACCATACGAAGAGGGGAGAACCAAAGAGCCATAGTGGGTCGAATGGGCCAGAGGATGAAAGATACATCACCGGGATGCTAGAATAGCACCCGTCGTTAGGCCACGGTATATATAAAAGTATGTATACAACAGGTGCAGTATGGGAAACAGATTTATACTACACTTGTTGTATATCTTTTATTGTGGATAACTGTAATTGATTGACTTATCGCTCATCACGGTCTACTGTTAAATAAAGTTGTTTCCTTGGCACATGCAAAACCTATTTACGATTTGAACCGTTGAGAGGAGTGTGTGATGCTTAATTCATCTAAGAAGATAATTAGTAGACTCAAGAGTTTTCGCAATAAGCTAATACTGCTTTTAATTGTGTTGTGCATTTTTATTTCTTGTACTACAGAAACTGGCAGTTGGTATACTACGAGTAGCCAAAATGCTTTCCTAAGTAGAGATACTATAACTCAAAATATTAAACCTCTAAAGCATGAGATTATTAATTATACATTTGAAGAGTCAAAAAGCAGTCAAAACAGTGGAAGGTCAATAAAAGTTTATCTAAAGGAATCGTTGTCAACTGAGGAATGGAGTGAAATTGAAAAGAACATTCAAGAAAAGTATAATACTACGATAGTGGAAAATCGAAGTAATAATACTGTAGTTGATCCATCATTTATAAAAATTACTTCTATGGGTCAAATAATACTTGGAGTTGTAATTAGTCTTAGTAATGTGGCAAATACTAGTAGTCTTGGCGTATTCGGACCATTATTAATTATAAGTAGTTTAGGAACAATGTCTTTAGGATATTATAATAATTATTCAATTGAATCTCGTACACGCGATGAGATAACTACTAAAGAATCAACTGCCACTGATATCTCTATTAAAACTAATACGAAAAATTTTTCGAATCGTAACGCTAGTGGGGTTACGGTCTATTATGATGGATTTAAAAATGTCAAAACTGATGAATCCGGTTGTGCGACCATTCCTCTGCCTGATAATAAAACTCTATCTTATGATGATTTAAGTAATTTATATGATTCCAATCCCTATTCAAAACTTGTTAAGTCGAGTATAGCTGAAGAATTTAAAAAATTAGTATTAAGTAAATGTAAAGTTTCTAATGAATATATTACGATAAGGACAAGTGAATCCACGAGTACGGTAAGAACAGTCAATAATGCATCAAAGAGTGTTTCCTATAAAGCATACACCCTTCTTAATAGTTACTTCGAATCTGCTGTATTTGAATTTATTGACAAATACGTGAATAGCCAAATGGTTAAGGTCGTGATAGATAGGAAAACTAAGGATGATAATGATACTCCTCTAGGAGATTCATACATTTCGTCAACTTCACTAGAAAAAGAAAAAGTGATTGGGCAATACTTTACAGGTACATTGGCAGCTTATGCATATAATGATATAAAAAGGTATTTAACCAATAAAGAAGAGATTGTTGACGATGGAGATGAATATTTTATCCTTCCTGATTCTGTGCTTACAATAAAAAACGACCACACAGATTATAGAAATCAAAGTACGAAGTTTCTGTTTCCTATAAAAGATAGGAATATGAAGCTCAGTGCATCAGAAATAGACACAACAGATATATACAAAATAGATTTAGTGTTTAATAAATTCCCATTAACTTCTCAGATCAATGAAAAGTATAAAGAAATTGTTAAAAACTATGTGAAAAAATATAAATCAGAAACACAATATACAATAGCCTTTTCCAATTTGCCCTTGAGAAATGATCAGGATATATCGGATGAATCATATGAGGTCAGCATATATACCCTTACCAATGAGGCATATAGAAAAGCTGTAATCGATTTTACAAATGATGAAATAGTATCAAAGATAATGCCCTTATATTTCTCAATTAAGGACGAACTAAGTAGAGTACCCATAAAAAATGTAAACCTCCAGATAGAGTCGGATTCACCTAACAGAAAAAAACTTGTCGATAGATACTTTACCAAAAACCTTTATGAAATTTCTTTAAGTGTCATTCCTGAATACCTTTCTGGGAAACAAGAGATATACACAGGGCTTGGAGAAATTAAAATTGATTTGTTTAGGCCAACATATATTTTAATTGATTCATCGCATCCTGATTATTTGTATTATTCTGGAAATCTTCGATTAGGAAAAGAGGAAAAAAAGACTCTATACTTGGTTAAGATTGGTACAATTGTAAATCTAAATCCCGGAGAGAAAACGCCAGGCCGTATAGAATAATTTACTAGTAGTATTAAAAGATTGATCAACTCAAATAAGAAATTTTCGTTCTAGAAAATTGATAATAAAATGTAATCGATGTAATGTCCTAAATACAATCTTTGAGCGCGGACGGGCGCTCTCCCAATACACACTTTCAGGAGGTCTCACAAATGGTAGTCGGCATGTACTACAGGTTCGGCCTAGGCATCTTTATGATGCTGGTCGAAGGGCAACAGGTTTATGGCGTTACGCCAGGAGGTAAGACGGAATGGCTTGGTCCCATAGGTACGCTTAACATTCTTAAGCGTAAACTCGGGGCATGGGAGGCAGGGGTATGAGCGAGATCAACAAGGAGGCACTTATCTCGATGATTAGGGAAGGCAGGTATCATGAGGCTGTTGCAAAAATCGTCTCCGAGGAGCAGATAATGATGCCTAGCGACACCTTAAAGCTCTTAGCCAGGTATGCAAAGAAGGCACAGGAACACTTCATCGTCATCAGCCTCGATGGAGCCCACAAGCCGATTCGTACCAGGGTAATTACAATAGGGCTAGTCAACAAGACGATGATCCATTCTAGGGAAGTGTACCGCCAGGCTATAAAGGACAATGCGGTAGCCGTCATACTCGCTCATAATCATCCATCAGGGAACATTGAGCCATCCCTTGAGGATATCGAGATTACACGGCGATTGAAGGATGCTGGAGAAACAATCGGCATCCAGGTATTGGATCATGTCATTATTGGCAAGTTCGGTTCGTACAGTTTCGCGGAGCATGGCCTTATCACACAATCCCGACGGGATTAGAAGGAGTACTGTTTATTTATCCTAAGCACTACAGGTGTAGTGTAATACAATACTAAGGAGTATGGAAATGACAGTGGACACTGGAGAGCTTAAAGACATCCCTGATGTCGTGCTTCAAAAAGCGCATCGGTACGGGGAACAAATCGGCGCTGACAAGATTGTGATTGGATCTGATGGAAGGCATAAGGAAAACTATATTCTTGCCTTCTGGCGGGGTGACGGGAGAAACCCATTTACCCTAGGCGCTATCTATTCTGATGGTAGTGACCATCTGTACAGCTTTCATTCATAAGGAGAAACACGATGGATACCTACACTATTGAATACGACGAGTTTCCGCTTGGCAGGGAGGATTGCGACAACCTTACCACCATTGTCACAGCACACAGGCGTTGCTGTTATGGGGATACGAATTTCTCATCCTCTGATCGGTTTAGACGGTACATCGAGGAAAATCGGGAATCGTTGGCATGGGCGAAGAAAAGGGGTTTGTTGCGAACAATCTATGCCTATGAGCATTCCGGTATCAGTGTGAGACTGGATGGCTACGGCTCCTGGCCTGATCAGCAGTGGGATTGCGGCAAGCTTGGTTTCATCTGCATCAAACCAGAAAGCGTTGTAAAGCTCATGGGCTGGAAGCGTATCAACAAGGATCGTGCCGAACTTCTTAAAAGGTACCTTGAACAGGAGTTTAACGAATGGAAAGCATGCCTTGAGGGCGACACCTACCGTGTTCTGAACGAAGACTGCGAGATTGAAGAGTCCGGGACACGAGCTGAATGTGAGAAGTATGTCGCACACATGAGACAGGAGGCGGTTGCATGAGTACGGTTATCGCATTCAGAAGTGGTTTTTTGAAGAAGGCTGAAAGGATTAGATTAGAGAAGAGTAGAGAAGAGAAGATAGAAAATAAAAAGTCAAATAAAGATTCAAATACCCAAAGACCACGGGAAGCCATGAGGAAAGTGATGTACCTCCTCACTGAACACCGGGAATGCACGATACCGCAATCGGTATACGCAGCCTGGATCGAGTCTGGGAAGGACAATTGCATCATTGATGCCTATAAGAAGTTTTCCGGCTTCTGGTCTGGTGACATGCCGGAGCCAGAATGTACTACCTACAGCTATGAAGAGGAGGATGAAGCATGAATTGTCTCAACAGCATTCTTTTGGAAGGGGATTGTGCATCGGAGCCAGGGATTGTCGTTACGCAGAAGGGCGACAAGTGCGAATTCAAGGTTCGTTCTCAAAGGCAGGACCCAGAAGGCCAGAATGAGGAATCAACCTTCGGTGTCGAGGCGTATGGAAGGCTTGCCCAAACCATAGCAGTAACTATGAAGATGGGAAGAGGTGTACGAATTGTGGGGAGGATAAAAGAGGATGTCACCTGTGATGACAAGGGACTGATCCAATCATGCACAAAGATCATAGCAGAGCATGTAGAGTTCAAGCCGGGAAGGTGTACCCTATGAAGTATAAGGTTGAAGTGTATTACAAAGGCGGTGGAACTGCGATATATCCGATATTCGCACCGAACATGACAATAGCAAAGAACTATGGGCGTGCTATCTCGACGCGCTGGGAGCCAAATCTTCCTATAGTAAAGGTACTAGCGAAAAAGGTGCCGACTCCGAACGTGAAGCTTTATGCCCATAATCCCGACAAGCCCTTTGGTGATCCCTTTGATGATACCGAGGACTTGAGTACCCATCCCCGGTCGAAGTGGTATGTCTGAAGATGTGTTCTCTAGCTTTCTTTTTCCTGTTGTCAATACAGATGTAGTAGTACACAATACAACAGTTATATATACAGGAGAAGCAATGAACAAGAAGGGATCGGTGTTCTCGATTCGAGGGCATGAATTTCATTGGCTGAAACAAAGGACTCTCAATCTTTGCGCTGATTGTGAATTTCATCTGCCGGGTCAGTTTGCGGATTGCTGTGAGGCTTCGACTGATAGGTTTGACTGCAAGGAGGAAAGATATGGTGCTTGGCAAGAGATTGGCTTGGGCAAGTAAGGATAACCGTTTCTGGATGGGGTTGTACGTAGGGCTTTCATTCAGCGCAGGAATGCTTCTGTGGGTAATTGCATCGGGAATCGTGAGGTCTTAACCGATGTAAAAAGGCGGCTCAATGTAAGGGGGTGTAGTGGATGAATGGCTAGTCATTTTGTATGGGCATGTTCGGTATGGTCCACGTTTTTGCTTGTTCGATGATTTCGAATCGGCAAAGGCGTGGGCTTTTTTATGTCAAGAAACCTTTGGATGCGTCGCTGATGTCATTTCCATGAGGGCGATGGAAGAAGCCTTGAGGGAATACGACGCATCCAGATTCTAAAATCCAAACACACGAAAGGAAATACTATGGGACTCACAGAAAATGCCAGGATCACGCTGGACGGCGTGGTGAAGTACATAGAGGGTGACGGATTGGAGCAATTTGTTCAAAAGAACCTGTTTCTAAAGTCGATGAACATAGAGGTTCCGGCAATGAAATGGTCATCCTTAAACAAGATGGCGGTGCTATCGAGAACCATGAACCTGGACTGCCGGGGCTTCGATCAGTGGAACAAGGCAGGAAGGAGGGTGAAGAAGGGGGCTAGGTCGGCGTTTATTCTGGTTCCGGTGACGGTGAAGAAGGCGAAGGAGGGGGAGCCAGAGGCTGAGCAGGTCTCGAAGCTCATAGGCTTTCGGTGTTGTCCGGTTTTCGCTTCCGATCAGACGGAAGGAGAGCCGTTGCCCTACGAAGCAGGTATGGAGTCGGGATTCAGCATCGACAAGCTTCCCTTGAAGGCGGTTGCCGATCATTTGGGGGTGAAGGTATGTCCAGGGCTGACAGCGAATGCTTATGGCTTCTTTAGGCCGGATACGAAGCAGATTGTGCTTGGAACCGATGACATTACGACCTGGTTTCATGAGCTTGGGCATGCCATAGACAACGAGATTGAAGGGAAAAGCGAGGATTATGCTTTCAGTGAGGTAGTTGCCGAGCTAATAAGCTCAACGCTCTGTAAGACATTGGGGTACAATGGGCATTTGGAGCATACGAAGGCGTATATCAAGGAGTACAAGGGGAAGGCGCATGTGGCGTTTTCGCTTTCCCATGCGGTGGATAGGGTGATGAAAGTCTATGAATATATTTCGGGATTTATGCCAGACGCAATCATTGCGGAAGTAGCTTAGATAAAATATTGCAGCTCAATGGGGTTTTGCTAAATTGAGCTGCTTAAAGTCTACAATCTTGAATTTCCCATGTTATAATGCATAGATGATAAAGCCTGCTCAATTAAATAGTTCAAATTGCTAAAGAAGGTTCTATGCTAGAACATGAATTTTATCAATGGCTATTAAAGTATAGGGGTGAGGCAAGAACTGCCAATGCCAGGAGAGCAAATTGCTTAAGAATAGAAAAATATGAAGGTGATCTCGATGACCATTACGGTCTTGATAATTGTGCCTCATTGTTGCAGAAATTAATTTATTCAACCGATGATCAAAAAAATAAGCGACCAGCTAAACATTGTATACCAGTAAACGGTGATATTAGAAACGGAACAGCTACTTTGAAAAGTGCTTTAAGTCTATATGTTAGTTTTAGAAATGGCAATAATGAAGTTTTAAGAGAAAGAAGTAATGTTCAGAGAGAGATAAAAATAACTATAAAAAAACCTATAGGAAAATGGCCGGAATGGGTACTACCAAGCGATGAAGAATTATATCAGTTAGCTCAAGTAGCTACTAAATATATTCGGTTTCTGAATCCTGAAATTGTTGGAGCGATTGCTGAGGATAATGCCAAGCATCAAAAAGAATGGTCTGACAAATTGGAATCTAGAAGTGTAAATACTAGCTTGTATTTATGGGAAGGTTCTTCATGTTGCTTCCCTGGAATACGACGTTATGCAGGAAGTAAAGAAATTTCTTATTTTACAAAACATACACAAATAGACATTAAAGATATTCCTAATGCAATCAAGCTTGATGGTAATGATTTCCCTAAGCAGATATGGTCATTTGTTTTCCGTGGACAGCAATTTAATAAGTATGGTCCTAAAAACTATTCATTAGCACATTTGATAGACCATAAAGAGTCAAATAATCGTATGAACGAAGAAGTAGTATTTGCTAATGAAAATAAATATGTTGAACCATTCTATGGGCTTTATACTTGTCCTAGCAACACTGTATATATTCCGAATAGCTTAATAAAGCCGACAGATTTTAATTTGAAGCTTCGTAAGTTGCTTTTTCTTAAAGCTGAAGAATTGTATACTAATTCATGTAATATCCTTCCACCACTAATTACAATTCCAAAGAATAGCGATAGCATATGGAACATTGACAGATTTACTTGGGGAGAATGTGTAGGGACGACACAATACCTTGATAGTTTTCTTGCATATCGGTATAAAATGATGAATAAGCTCCTATTAAGTGTATCAACTTGATCATGAATAATTATAATACTAAATAATTCATTCGGCTTCTTATAGCACATTAAATCGTTATACGGTTCTTCTAAGAAATAGTTGTAATGAAATTTTGATCTTACTGAGTTCTTTTATTTCACATTCCCAAATAATTAAAATGTTCCAACCTGATTTTGCTAATGTTGCAAGAACCTTCATGTCGCGTTCTCGATTTCTTTTGATTTTAAGAATCCAATATTCACGGTTGGTAGCTGGAATTTTTTGTCCAAGGGGACAATTATGCCCATGCCAAAAACAGCCGTGAATAAAAATCGCTTTCCTTCTTTTAATAAATGCGATATCAGGTTTCCCGGATATATCTTTTCTATTTAGCCGATAGCCTTTCTCGCCGATTGAACATAATAACTTTCTTATAGCTAACTCCGGATTTGTACCTATAGCTTTAACATTCTTCATCGCCTTATGTCTTTGCGCAGGTGTCAGGTTATCCACTGTATATTAGCCAAGTTCTATTTTTAAGCTTGGATCAGTTTCATTTTCATCAATAATGCGATTATAGGCTTCTATTAGCTTTTCTATAGTTGGCAGACGCTCAGATGCGCTAAAAAGGGAAAGTTCGTGTATATTAGCAGCAATAAATTGTTCAGCGTCTAAAATATCCACTCTACCAGTTAAATCGATATATGAGGCCAACCCTTTTGCTGTAGCTATTCCATCTCCCAAGGTTATGATAATAGGTTTCTTTCCTGATTCAAGATTTATTTTACATTTCCTAAGAAGAGCTTCACCAGGAGCCGTAGTCGTATGGATAACTGTATCGTCGATTACAAAATCCCCGCTTCTATCACTAACCGCATCAGCAACAGAAGATCCATTTTGTTGAATCTGTAGCCCAGGAAGAGCTAATTCTAGCTTTGCACCTACAAGGTGCTGCAGCATTGCTCCTTGGTACATGGTTCCCGTCGCCTGTTGTTGACGCTTTTTTGCTTGTAGAAAAAGATCTTGGATAACTGCTTGCAAGCCTTTAGAAGCGTCAAATTTTAAGTGGAATGGCTTTGATAAGAAATACTCTCGAACACGATCAACCCACCACGCTTCAATTTTAGCAAGGTCAGCGATTCCTTCAATCTGTAGTTGGTTTAAAAAGGCCACATACGTAAACATATACCCAATGCTTCCACGACTAGTGCGCCCTCCTTCCTCAGCTAGGACTTGCGTTATACCGTAGTCCTTCAATACTCCTTGCACAGAGGCTTTCCCAAGATATAATACTTGACCTGATCCCTCTGTGATGAGGTTCTCAGGCACTAAGGGTAATCCATTTTTTTTTGCATACCGGCTAACATGTAAAACGACTGACAGCGCTCCTTTGTTTACAATTTTATTTTCAGTTTGGAAAGCAGAAAGACGAAGAGTGAGTTTATTTTCAACCATTTTTCCCCACCAATGGATCAAGTAAGTACTTTGCAAGCCATTTTACTACAGGGACCGCGACAGCATCCCCCATAGCCATATATCCATCATTATAATTGCCAGGAAGCAGATATTTATCAGGGGCTCCCATTAGTCGGGCAGCCTCGCGAACCGTAAGTAAGCGAATTCTGAGGTTATTATTATATTTAAATATTAGCTGTTGTTTACTACTTCCCCCACCGGGAGTACGCAAACAGCCAGCAGTATTATCAAACCTTAATTCAAGAACTTGCTTGCCATTTCGAGTTCGCTTATATCCAGGCACAACAAATGGAGTTTCACTTTCAGGAATTTTTTTTAAAACTTCAGCATGATGCGGGGCGATTAATGAGATATTATGAGATTCATATTCTCCAGATGCAAATGGTGCATCCCATTCAATAATATCTTTTAGCTGTTTTTTTCTTGATGATGGTTCAGGCATATTCCACCAAATATAGTTCTTGAGTCCGATGGCTGCTTTGGGAATTGAATCTCCCTGGAGCCAGCCGGGATTATCGCGTATTAAGGTTTTAGGGATAGTTATTTTTGCGTCAACAGCTATAATAAATATCCTTGGTCTTGATTGAGGAATCCATCGAGCGGCATCAAGCAAAATTGCACCACAATTATATCCGCGTTCAGTTAAAGCATTATGTAATGTTCTGTAGTGTTCACCTTTTGCCGCAGAGACTAAGCCTGAGACATTTTCTGCAACTAGGACCGGGGGGCGAATAGGCATTTCATCTATTACTCGTAGCCACTCCCATACTAGACCGCTTCGTGATCCGTGAATGCCTTTAGATAATCCTGCAAGAGATAAGTCTTGGCAGGGAAAAGATGCCCAAGCTAATGGAGCTTCGGGTAAATCCTTGCCTTTTATATCAGCAATTGAACCAAGAACAAAATGCCTTTTCCCTTGATTTGCATAGTAAACTGCCGCTTTCCGTTCGCTTATATCATTAGCCCAAGCTGCTTTAAAGTAGCCTTTCAATCCCTCGGCAACGAGGCCGCTTCCCGCAAAGAATTCCAGAAATGTAGGAAGGTGCCTTGTATATTTTAAGCTTTCGCTCATGAATAATTCCTTAGTGAAGACCTTCCCAAGTAGCTTATAATAAATGGCATGGCTTTAGTAGTGGTTAGGTAGGTAAAAGTGTTTTGCATAAAAGTAACCCTCCAGTTGGACGGACCGGAGGGCAACACACTAGAGGAGCTATTGGAGGGCTATGCCAAAAATTCCAGGCGAAAGGTACTATGCAAGCCGTCTGAGATCAACGATTCCCCTCATTACAGGCAGGAAGCCTTCAAGCTCACTCTCGTCAAGCTCCTTGCACATGCCCAAGACTTTCGTCGCCATAAGCTCGCGTTTGGATTTCCCCACGGGCTGGAAAGTCTTTATATCCCCTTTCAGCATTTCTTCAATTGGATAGCCTAAAACGGTAGAAATCGTCCAGGCGGTATTTACAGAAGGGTAGGAGTTCCGCGAAAATAGGTTCCCAATCGTGGCAGGTGACAGCCCGCATTCCTGGGCAAGCCATGTCCTTGTTTTCCCGATACGTTTGAGTGCAACGTCCAGGTTCTTCAAGTACGGGTTAAGCTCTTTGTCTTTAGCCATACAGACTCCTTGTCAAAACTTTTGTAAAAGTAGTGTATTACATATACTACATGTGTAGTGTGTTGTCAATACAGATGATGTGTTTATAGCTCATAAGAATACTGAAAATGTATCAAGAATAACGCCATAAATTGCTAAAGTACCTTGCTATATATGGATATAGCAATTCCAACAAATCAATCCGAATTATTCTAAAAACGCCTTGTATTCCGTTCGTTGATACTATACAAACGTGTACCTAGGAGATACAACGGTGAATAGCATGTGGCTTAGCGACGCAAAAATTATGCGGACGAATGTAAATGGAAAGCTCAAATACACCCTAAAGATACCGGAGGTGTTCATGAGGGCTATGGAAATGGAAGGAGGCGTTGAAGTAGCGCTGTACCTGGAGAACGGAAATTTAAAGGTGGTTCCCTATGAAGAAGGTTGAATGGCCGGAAGCATGGATTTACCTGCCGGAAGCATGCCGCATGAAAGGGGTGAAGTACAACTCGATCGCCAGGCCGAAGGATGCCTGGAAACAGCCCAATGGGGGAAAGGAGGATGGAATCTTGAATGGTCGCAGGGCATGGCGGCCTGAGACGGTGCGGGAATGGATCACTATGGATGACACCGCGCTTCACAAGAACTACCACAAGGGACCTATGGAAAAGGCCGCTGTGGCACAACACTAGGGGAGGATGAAAGATGGGTTTTCAGAAAGCGGTAAAGAGCAAGTCAAAGCTAAGATGCGCCCTTTTCGGACCATCGGGAGCCGGGAAGACATATTCGGCACTTTCGATTGCAAAAGGCATTGGCGGGAAGGTTGCCGTCATCGACTCGGAGCGCGGATCGGCATCGAAGTACGCCGACAAGTTTGAGTTCGATGTCGTTGACCTGGAGAAAAAGTCTATTGATGAATATGTCCAGTTCATCGCAGAGGCAGGAGAATCGGGGTATTCTGTCCTCATTATTGATTCTCTGACGCATGCCTGGCAGGACCTTCTGGAAGAAGTGGAGAAGCTTGCAAATGCCAAGTACCGGGGCAATACCTGGTCGGCGTGGTCGGAAGGGACACCCAAGCAACGATCCTTAGTCAACGCAATTCTCTCCTGTCCCTGCCACATCATGGCGACGATGCGGAGCAAGACCGAATGGCAGACCACCCAGGATGACAGGGGCAAGTCCAGGCCTGTACGGGTAGGATTGGCTCCTGAACAGGGGAAGGGCATCGAGTACGAGTTTGATATGCTCTTGGAGCTATCAACCGAGCATATCGCGAATGTCATCAAGGACCGCACGGGAATGTTTCAGGACAAGCTATTGACGAAGCCTGGCGTGGAGTTCGGCAAGGAGCTTGTAGCCTGGCTCAATACCGGGGTAGATGAAGCTATCGCCTTGCAGAAGAAGCTTGAAGCGATGCCTGAAGTCATCGAGATCAAGGATACCCTAACGAAATATGCAGATCGAATTGAACAAGCCATCAGAGACTTTGCAGAAGCCGAGATTAAGAAAGACCATACGGCAGAGTGGTTTTCCAGGCTGAACATGAAGATCCTCACTATTATCCAGAACACTACAGATGTAGTAGATTACAATACAGAGGAGGTAGCCTGATGGCTGACTTGAGTCTCTATACCGGAATCGGACGGCTTACCCGCGATGCGGAAGTAAAAACCGTGCCGTCGGGAAAGTCGGTTACGCAGTTCACGGTGGCATCAAACCCTTCCTGGAACCGAGAAGACCCAGCCTTGTTCATGGATTGCCAGCTTTGGGGAGAGCGCGGATTAAAGCTTTCGGAATACCTGAAACGCGGCTCTAAGGTGTGTGTTCATGGCACCTTGAAACAAGAATCGTGGACAAGCAATGACGGCTCGAAGAAAGTACGCTACCGGGTCGATGTCGCCGATGTAAGTCTTTTAGACTCTCGGAAGCCCGAAGGTGAGCCCATAAGCCCCAATGACATACCCTTGATTCCAAACATACGGAAAAGCCCCGAAGAAATGCAGATTGCTGCTTTATTCGGCTCGAAGAACGACAGAACACAGGCAAGCATCGGCATGACGCAGAAACCCAATGTCCAGAAAGCTCTTGGTGATGATTTCGATGACGACATTCCCTTTTAGTGCACCTCTAAAGGCGTTCCTTGGCGAGCGCCTATCTTTTCCCTATCGAGTGAAACATGAGTGACATCGAACGAAAGGTAATCGGCGTGAAGGAGCTTGCGGCATTAGCCGGAGTCTCCGTATCAACAATCAATAGAATAAAAAGAGCAGGAAACTTGCCGCATCACAAGATCGGCTCACGGGTCGTTCTAACCCCGGAAGATGTGAAGAAGTTCCTTAGCAACTGCGAAGTACCCACAAAGGAGACCCACTAATGGCAAAGCTTTATGAGATTGCGAACGATTACCGGACAGTTCTTGAGATGGACATCGAAAGCTCTGAGGATGCCGATGCGATGATTCAACTCCTTGAGGAAGTGGAAACCCGATTCGAAGACAAGGCAGAGGGTGTGATGAAGATCGTGAAGATGACCGAAGGGGAAGTATCTACATTCAAGCTTGAGGAAGAACGGCTCTATAAGGCACGTAAAGCGAAGGAAAAGAAAGTTGAATGGCTCAAGGAATACCTTCGCCAGAATATGCAGATGACGGATACAAAGGTGGTCCAGGCCGGGATATTCAAGCTCATGCGGGTCAATGCGAAACCCTCAGTACTCATCACCGACGAAACGATCATCCCTGCTGACTACATTGTAAGGAAGGAAACGAGAAACCCGGATAAGGGAAGGATATTTGAAATCCTCTCTGGTGGTGGTGAAGTCGCGGGTGCAGCGTTGGTTCCAAACGAATATCTCAAGGTAAGTTGAGGGGAGTACTCAGTATGGGAAGCGGTATCTATATTGCACACTACCTCAATGACCGGATTTCGATGGAGTTCCAGGGTCCGCTTCTCGATGGTGGTCCTGAATACTATGGGCTCATGTGGCTTCTCTTCGAAATGCTGGGAGACGCTCCTGAACACAGGCTGTCGCGATCGCAGATAAAAGGTATCGCCCATCAATGCTTCTCTACCCCGGATAAGGTGAAGGCTTTCATTGCATCAGCATTGGAAGCCGACCTTTTCCAGGAGGAGGGAGAATGGTTCTGGTGTGATGAGTTGAATAGGCGGCATGGGCAATCCCTCGATGCCATGCCATTCAAGAAACGGAAAGTGAATGAGAGAATTATCGATACTGTGAAGCGAGGAGGGGAGAAGGAATACCCAGGAGACTTCGAAGAGTTCTGGGCTGCCTATCCCCGCAAGGAAGGCAAGGTCAAAGCCTATGAGCAATTCGTAATCAACGTGAAGAACATGTGCCTTGCCTCTGAAATGATGAGATCGGCACGAAACTACGCTAAAAGCAGGGAGGGCGAGGATGCACAGTACACCCTTATGCCCTCCACGTTCCTGGGACCGTCGCAACGGTGGAAGGAGTTCAAGGAGGAAAAGGCGAAAGCGTTTTCTGCGGCAGCGCAAACCGTTGAAAGCCGGGTGTGTCCCGTGTGCGGTCTTGTCGAAGAGAATGGTTATATCAGTGCATGCAAGAAGTGTGGTTTTTGGCTCAACGATTCTAAGAAATCCAAGGAGGTTGAGGATTGGAAACGTGAATACGTGGCAGGAACGCTTGTGAATGCTGGGGCTATCAACTTGCAGGAAATGTTGATGAAGAAGCTGAAATCAAGACCTGCGATGATAGCTGCGGAGAACATGTCTCGTGAACAAACTTTCTAAGACTAAAAAGCCTGAGACGAAAGCCAGCCTTAAAAGGAAGTTGAAGGTGGTTCTCCATAAGTATATCCGTATCAGGGATGCTTATTTCGAGGAAGGTCAATGGTGGGTGAAGTGTGTCACATGTGGTGAACGGCTTGCCTTCAAAGATTCTACAGCAGGACACTTCTTCCCGGCAGGGACCTATCCTGCTGTTCGGTTCTCTGAGTGGAACATCAATGGTCAGTGCATTCGGTGTAATAAGTACCAGCATGGAGCCTTGATCCAGTACACAATTGAGATGATTAGGCGGTACGGGATCAAAGGACTGGATCACTACTACAGCATTGCGACAGGGGGTAGCAAAGACATTTCGAGCGCAGAGCTTCATGATCTCATTGATTGCTACAAGGCAAAACTGACAGAAGCTTCTAAAGAAAAGACAGTCGTGTGACTATTCTTGTGAGCATTTACCGTCTGCTGACAGTTGGTGCTGACACCTTATGGATAGTGAGATGCTTCTAAAAACACTCTGTAGGTCGTTGGTTCAAAATACTGTCAGCACCAACTGTCAGCAGCAAGTGTCAGCTGTATGGACGCACAATACAGCTGTATACAGCCCTATACAGATAACTACTTGCAATATATGAGAATATGATATACACTGAATCTTGCAGACACCTCATAAAGATGGCTAAGATCGGCTCATAATCCGTAGGTCGCTGGTTCAAGTCCAGCAGGGCCCATAACGTATTGCTTTATATTATAAGGGATCTCGAGAGCACCCTTAATTCAGGAGTGACAACTTACTTCCCCACTGTAGAAAAGACTGTAGAAAAGTCTTAGGGGAGGGAGTATGTCTCGCCGGTATTACCTGTACAAGCGCGGTTCCACCTATTACGCGAAGCTGGTAAATCCAACCAACGGCAAGATTCTTGAAGCTCGTAGCACACACAAGCGGAATGAAGATGAAGCCAATCTCGAAGTAGCCAAGTGGCTTCTCAAGGGAATCCCTCATGGTTCGAGGACCAAAGAGACAACTCCGATCGCCACAGCCTTCAAGCTTGAAGATATTCTGTCATGGATCAAGAACGACTAGCTAATTGTGGCTATCTCAGGATGAGTCAGGTTATTGAGGCTGGCGTATCGCGGAATGCTTTCTACGTACTTCGAGACAAGGGATTTTTTCATTCAGGAATCTAGGGGCTTAAAACTGAACAAGTCGGCTACTGCCTTCCAAATACATCAAACTGTGAAATTTCTTGGTCGTAGGGGATACTGACCGATCGGATGAGTGGGACAAATGACTGGCCATCAACTTTCCAGCAGGAATCCCATACCCTTGAAGGGAAAAGATCCTTGCTGTGCTCGATGACCAAGTCTTCCCAAACCTTGTGGGTCGGTAATAGATTTTCTGGTCGATCTTTACCCCCTGAATTCATATCGGTTGCATTTAAAAACCCAAGGTAGACCAGTATAACCGGGAACCCAAGATGAGCAAGTTTCCAAGCCCATGTGAATCGATTAGCCATTTGATAGTGTGAACGCGCCGAGATATTCCAGGTGAGGTTGGTTGCTCTGGAGAGAGCGTTGCTTGCTTCTAAAATGGACATTTCGATCCGTTTATGGTTCTGAATACTATTTTCTGAAGCACTCTTAAAGAGATCCTTGCCTTTTCCTTCGTTGACCAACTCGGCCTTATGAGCTTTCGCCTCAACAAGCAGCAGACCCTGCTGTCCTCCAATTTTACAAGTGCTCGCAATATCCAGATTTGGGGTGCTTGCTCGAGCGTGAGATACGCTGAGCCACCAGTGCTTCAGTTTGTCTTTGATATCTAAATCATTGATCAAGCTGGATTTATCGAGCTGAGCTTCAGATAAATTCATGAAACCCTTCGGCATCCAATTGTCATTCTCAGATACTTCACCCCAAGGTGAAATCAGGGATGTGAGCCTCTTCGCTACCTCTTCATTTGCCCCTTGTGTTATGCGATGACAACGCGGCTTGCTCCCTCTCTGTGCACGGGAGCCTAACTTTTCTTTTAGCAGATTATCCAT